GATGCTAGTTGGATTGTTGGTTCGTTTTTTCAATCAGATGATGGTGTTGAAATATATAAGCTACTTAAAAATCGCTTAAAAAAGAGTTAATTAAATACTTATCTTTGTATAATTGTTTAACCCCATAAATTTATAAGATATGGAAAAATTTTTAAAAGTAACTGTAAGTGATCAAGATTATTTAATTAATGTTAATCACATTCTTACAGTAGAACAAGGATCAGCAACTGGTGCTGTAGACATTTTATATGATTTAGTAAGTCATACAGCAACTGGTGTAAGTGAGGTTATAGGTGTTACATTAACTGCTTCAACAGCAGATGATACAGCTAAAAAGAAAGAGCAAATTGGTAGCATCGTAGAGGCTATTGAAGATGCACTAGCTACAAGCTGGAACAGACCTATTTTCACTTTGACACCAAAATATCCAGTTACAGGTGTTGCTCAAGTTGAAAAAGCATGGGCATAGTTTAATCTATTACACTTAAATTAAGAAGAGGCTTAAACAATTGAGCCTCTTTTTTTTTGTTTATATTTGTAAAAAGAACTAGAATGATTAATTCAGTTAGAAACACCGTACAGGCAATTGCAAACAAGAATAATTATGGATATATATCTCCACAAGATTTTAATTTGTACTCGCAACAAGCACAAATGGATTTGTTTGAAGACTATTTTTATCAATACAATAGTTGGATAAATAAACAAAACCAAAGAGTGTCTGGTACTGGTTATGCAGATATAGTAAAAAGTTTAGTAGAAGTAATTGATAGTTTTTCTGTAACTAAAGGATTAATTAAACAAGCAAATAATATGTTTAATCTGCCTGCAGACTACTATTATATAAATAAAATAAATTATTATCCAAACTTTGTAGACAGTGGATTTACTACTGCAGCTGGAGTAGCAAACCGTTTAACTGATTCTGGTGCTCAATTCTCTACTAGTGGTGTTGTTAAAATAGGGCAAATAATAACAAATACAACTTCTACCAGTGATTATGCTGGTTTTAGTGCATTTATTGTAAGCATTGATAGTAATACACAATTAACNTTAAGCACCAATATATTTCCTATAGGTGGNGCNGGNGGTGATACATATTCTACATATAATACCACTGGTATTGTAGAAGTAGAACGAGTAAATCAAAATAAAATATTTTATCTTAATAACTCACCATTGACTGCACCAACTACAGGGTTTCCTGCTTATGTATTAGGTGGTGCTACAAGTGGTATTGTAGGTGCAACAACAGATTCTGCACAAGGGCAGTTAGGTAATACTGTTACAGTATATCCAACCACCATAAGTACAGCGGGATCGGTTATAACTGACTATGTAAGATATCCTTTACCACCTAAATGGACCTACCAAACAGTTGGAGGAACTTCAGGAAGTCCAGAATTTGATTCTAGTCAAGCTGATTATCAAGATTTTGAATTACCATTATCTGATGAACCAGGTATAGTAGCAAAAATTTGTCAGTATGTAGGTATTGAAATAAGAGAAGCTGATGTTTATCAGTTTGGAAAACAAGAAATAGTTGAAGACAATCAAATACAAATATAGATTATGGCATATTTAAACGATTATCAATATTATGCAAATGAAGGTGGCACACCTAAAGATAAAAATTGGGGTTCATATCAATATGTTACATTAGATGAAATCGTTAACAATTTTATGTTAATGTATCAAGGAAACAATGAATTAATAAACAACATTACGCGATATAAAGTTTTATTTCATGCAAAAAGAGGAATACAAGAGTTGAACTATGATGCAATGAAAGAAATAAAAATATTGCAATTAGCTTTAGATGATTCATTATTGTTTGTTTTACCTCATGATTATGTAAACTGGGTTAGAGTGTCAATGTTTCAAAATGGAGTCTTATTTCCACTTACTGAAAACATACAAACACAATGGGCAAGTACTTATTTACAAGACAACAATAATAATATACTGTTTGATCAAAATGGAAATGTTTTAAAACCACAAGATTCACCATTAGATTTGTCAAAAAAAACAATTTATTTAAATAATCAAAGTATTTATGATGGGTGTGAAGGTTATTGTGTAGATGGTTTATGGTATTTTGATTTTGCTGTTGGTGGACATTTTGGACTAAACACTGAAACTGCGAACACTAATCCTACTTTTTCTATAGATAAACAAAGGGGTGTTATCAATTTTAGCTCTATTGCATCAGGGCAGTCTATTGTATTAGAATATGTTTCTGATGGAATGGAAAAAGGCAACGATGCTGACATTAGTGTAAATAAGTTATTTGAAGAATTTATTTATGCATATATTAAATACTCTATATTAAATGGTAAATTAGGAGTACAAGAATATGTTGTAAACAGAGCTAGAAAAGATAAGTCATCTTTATTAAGAAATGCAAAAATCAGATTAAGTAATATACACCCTGGTCGACTATTGATGAATATGAGAGGTCAGGCTAAATGGATTAAGTAATATGCCTATAGTAACTACAAATTTTGTACGCGGAAGAATGAATAAAAGCGTGGATGAGAGGCTACTCCCACCAGGTGAATATGTCAATGCTATAAATGTTAGGCTAGGATCTACAGAAACTACTGAGATAGGAGCAGTAGAAAATTCAAAAGGAAATACAAAACTTACAACTATACAATATGAAGGTGTAGATTTGGTAAATGCTACTTGTATAGGAGCCTATGATGATGGAGCAAATGAAACCATGTATTGGTTTATTACTTCTCCTACAGTTGATATGATTGTTTCTTTTGATACAAAAAATGAATTAATTACTTATCATGTAATTTCTCTAAGTGTTTTAAATTTTGACACTAAACAACTTATTAATGGTGTAAATAAAATAGGGGATTTATTGTTTTTTACAGATGATATAAATCCACCAAGAAAAATTAATGTTACCAGAAACTATCCTAGTCCAGCTAGTGGTGCAGATGTAGTGACAAACAAAGAGTTAAATGTCATTGTTCAACCACCTTTAGCAGCACCAACATTTAATTTAATATCACAGGCGACTGAAGCGAATTATATGGAGACTCGTATGATTTCTTTTGCATATAGATACAAATATCAAGATGATGAATATAGTGCATTGTCTCAATTTACCGACATAGCCTTTGTGCCAGGTGTGTTTAAGCTCGATATAGCCACAAACTTAAATAGTGGTATGAAAAACATTTATAATGCAGTAGAGCTTAGTTTTAACACTGGAGACTCTAATGTAGTTGGTGTTGATTTAATATTCAAATTTGCAGATTCTAATGTATTAAATGTAATTGAAAGATTTAACAAGTCTAATTATGGGTGGCCAGACAACACGACTCAAACTCAAACTTTTAGTAATAGCAAGATATACACTATACTGCCAGACAGTGAATTGTTAAGGCTTTACGATAATGTACCTAGAATTGCTAAAGCCCAAACATTAATGGGTAATAGATTGGTATATGGTAATTATGTAGATGGTTATGATTTAGTTGATAGTGATGGTAATAGTTGTCAAATGACTTTTGAGGCTGAAAGAGTAAGCACTAATATTGAAACAAATGATTTTAGCCCTACTTTAGTAAGTGGAGTGCAATACACTATAGACACACCACAAACTATAGCTAATAGTACTGTTTCTATAGATTTATCAGATATTGCTACAAAATTAAAAAGTGGTGCAGTTTTAGATTTTGATTTTACATTTATTCATTCTGTTTTTTCTGGTAATAGTGGTTCAACAACAACATCACAACCTTCAACATCAATATCCACAATATTTACTTTAGCACAAGATTTTAATACTGTGTATGAAATGGTAAATAGCGTTGATTTTAAAACGCGAATCGGAAGTGAACCTGCATACTTTACAACAGTTACTAATGCTTGTTCTAATGGAACAAGTTTTACCGATACATTTAACTGTGCTGTAACTAATCCTGGTGATAGTAACTCTAACATTGCTTGGTCAAAAAGCGAAAGTGGTATTTCGGGTTTAAATCAAGGAATTAGAATAACATCACAACCAGGCTCAAATGTAGTTACATTCCAAATACCTGCAATGAAGTTTGTTGATTCTGATCCTGCAATAGGAACATCTGCACCTTTATATGAATACTATAAATTTACTTCTGGTGAGGTTTTGTTTTTAGGGAATGGTAACACTAAAAGTTTACATAGTAATAGGAACTACGAAGTGGGGGTAGTTTATATGGATGAATATTTAAGAAGTTCTACAGCATTGGTTTCCCCAGACAATACAATATTTACACCTGCATCAACATCGGCTCAAAAAAATCAAATAAAAGTTACTATTCCAATTACTCAAAAACCACCATATTGGGCTAATAAATACAAATTTGTAGTCAAAAGAGCTGAAGGACCATACGAAACTATTTATAGTAATTTTTATTATAGAGACACCACTACCAATACAGTGTATTTTAAATTAGAAGGGCAAAATCAAACTAAAGTAAAGACTGGTGATATATTAAGAGTTAAGGCAGATACATTTGGACCTTTATCTACCTATCAAACGCAAGAAGTTTTAAGTGTAGATGCAAAAGAACAAAACTTTTTAACTCCAGCTGCAAACATAGAAACAGGTGGAATTGCTCCTTATATTTCTGAATTAGCAGGATTATACATGGAGTTAAAACCAACTAATTTTAATGTTGATACATCAGAAGATTCATCTGCATGGAGTTCAGGAACTGAATCTGATCAGTCAAAAAGAAATTATCCAAGCATTCAAATACCTTGTTTTAGAAACAGAACAAGTGGAAATACAAATGTTGTATTGCCAGAAGGCAGTTTAGTTACATTTGATTTTGAGTTTTTTAGAAGTGAAAGAAATAACAGAGCTGGTTCAGAAATATACAATTACAATAAAACTTTTCAAGCATCTAATGATTACGATAATTTATATGACTTTGTAGTTGGTGAGGCTATTGATTTTACTGGTGGTGTAGACACAAGCACAGATGATTCTGGTGCAAATCAAAATATATTTATTAATGAAAATCCATTACCGTCTAAAAGTATACCTGCAAAAATACAAGGTAAGAATCAATATAGGTTTTCTACAACTAATGGAAATGCACCATCTACAGGAACAGGGCAAACTAATTTTTTATATTTAGCATTAAAAAGTGGTACACAAGGAGTTGGAGGACACCCATCAAGAGTAAAAGGTAGAATATCTGTACAAGTTGCAAATTCAATAATAACTTTTGAGTCAATACCAGTAGATGTTGATAATGACATATATTATGAAGACGATGCATGTTATGATATAACAGGTGGTTTTCATACTGGAACTACACAGACACAAACAAGCACTCTTCCCGCTATAAGTACTTTAGGGTTTTTTGATTGTTTTTCGTTTGGTAATGGAGTAGAAAGTTTTAAAGTAGAAGATTCTCTAGTAGGGCAATCATTTACACTAGGACAAAGAGTAACATCAGTATCTGATCAAGATTATAAAGAAGCAGATAGGTTTGCCGGAATGACTTACAGTGGATTATATAGTGAAGAGTCTAATGTAAACAGATTAAATGAGTTTAACTTAGGTTTAGCAAACTTTAAAGACTGTGAGGTAACTTATGGTCCTATACAAGTTTTACACGCTAGAGAGACTGATATAATGTGTTTACAAGAAGATAGAATATCTTATGTTTTAGCACAAAAAGACGTTTTAACAACCGCAGCGGGTGGTGGTGCACTATCATCTTCACCTTTAGTATTAGGGCAACAAGTGGCTAGAATAGAAGAGTATGGTATAAGTAGCAATCCAGAAAGTTTTGCTTCTCATGGTGATTCTATGTATTTTACTGATGCAAAAAGAAATGCAGTAATACAATTAAAAGGAGCAGGAAGACAACAAGCGTTAGTGGTTATATCTGAATTAGGTATGAGGTCTTATTTTAGAGACTTATTTACACAAAATTTTAATAAGCAAAAATTAGGTGGATTTGATCCATATATGAATGAATATATATTGTCTTCTTCAGTTACAGATATACCAAGCGCTATTGTACCATTATCATGTGGCACCTTAATATCAAGACAGTCAGTTAATAATGCCTCTTCATATGCTATAGATTTTGGAAGTGCTCAAGGTGTTGTAAGTTTTGATTTTAATGTGACTGGCACAGTAACATTATTAGTTGTTTGGGATAATAACACTGTAATAAATCAGTCAATATCTGGTAGTGGCTCTGTTACATTTAATAAAAACAAATCAAATCCAGACACTGCAACCGTCACAATAACACCATCTGGTAGTGTTACATATGATATAACACCACAATGTCCAGTAACAAATGAAATTACTGTTGTTCAAATAACTTTAGGTTCACCAGTTGATGATGGTAAATTTATTCATAATCAATATTACTGGAACAAAGGAACCTTAACAAGTCCAGTTTCAAGTGAGCTGGTAACATTTACATCTGCCGATCCAGTAGAAAGTTTTATATCAACTACTGGACAAACTTCGGTAGGGATTATGCCAGTATCTGGTGCAACCATTACAATGCAGTCTAATAAAAAAGATTTTGATGATTTTGTTTTTGATGGCACAGTAGACAAGTTCAAATATCTAGTAAGTCCTATACAATATATTGCAAATGATTGGGCTATAATTGATGCTGCATCAACAACTGCAACACCAATAACAAATCCATCAACTGGATTGTATCAAGCATCATTTACTTATACTAATAATAGTCCTATAACAGACAAATATTTATACATGGTATGGGATTACAGAAATGTAACTAATATAGTGCTTAGAGATGGATCGACTGATTTAACTGCATGTTGCTCTGGANACNNTGTCAGTTATTACATAGACACAGATAGTTTTGCTACAGCTACAGCAGTATGGACAGATTCAAATTTACACACTAAAGCNCCTAATCAATTTTATCAAGCAACAAGTATTGTGAGAGANCAATCTGCAGGACTTTTANTGCCTTCAGTAACTTGTGCTCCATGTGGTACTGCTATACCATTATGCTCAAGCACTACNNGTGCTTCAGATNTATGTTGTACTGGTTGCACATACTCTTCTTATTCTTCTTCTATAATGAAGTCTTTAAGGTCAGAAGCTTGTGGATTAGCTCAAGACCAAACATATTATCACAATGGAACTGGAACGACACCAGTTGTAAATAATTTTGTATATTCTAATAACACTGGAACTACTCTACTTGCAGCGGGATATTATTCTCTGAGTGCAACATCAGTAATATATGTCAACAGCTCTGGTATGGTAGAAAATTTATTAACTTGCTAAATAATGGCTACAGATAACACATATTATATAGACACGAGTTTGTTCTCAACAGCTACAGCAGTGTGGTCTGATAGTGCATTAACAACTAAAGCACCAGATGGGTGGTATCAAGCACCTACAGAAACTACAGTTACATATCGACAACAAACTGGTGGTGTTTTAGGAACTGCGGCAAACTGTGAGTGTCCAGTGGCATGTGGAAGTAATATTAGTGGAAGTGGTAATGTTGGTAGTTATGTTATTGATATTGATATGGGTAACACCACAACAGATGTAGGTGCAATTGTTGTATATTTTCAACCTTACAATATACCAGATGGTATTTTAGCAACATTTGATTCCACTACTTACAACACCTTAACAACTAATAATCATGGTATTGAATTAGCCACAGCAGGAGAAATAAATTTTGTAGGTAAACCTACTGGAGGTTGTACAGCTAGTGATTTAGAAGGAAGTTCTACCACAGTTTCTAATTATACATATAATGGGACTACATTTGTAGATACTGGCACAGATACTACCATAGTTATACCATCTTCAGGCACAGTAAATTTAAATGCTACAGGTAATATTTATTATACCATGGTAATACCTAAGCCAAATGTAACACCTTCTAATTTAAGATTACAAATGGTTGGAGTTTGTGGAGGAACAGCATTTCAGTTTCTTGCTATTTGTCCAGTGGCATTACCTTCGTTTACTACTAATACAGTTCAAACTAATTCAGGATTAGCTTGTAGCGCAACTCAAGATCAAACATATTATTTTGCACGAAACTCTTCTACTATAGGTCAAGCAACTCCAGTGGCAGACAGTAACACAATTCCTCAAGTAGGGAACTTTGTGTTCTCTGACAGCAATGGAGTTACTGCTTTAGCAGATGGTTTTTATAAAAGAGATGCTGCAACAAATAGTGTTGCTCAAGTTGTTTCAGGTGTTGTTACTGCAATTTCAACATGTCCAACTAACACTGCATTTGCATCCTCATCAACTGCAGCTTCAGTTATCGCAGCTTGTACAGACACAATTGATCAAACATTTTATCATAATGGTTCTGGTACATTACCTACATCTGGAGATAATGCATACTCTGATGCGGGTGGAACAACTCCACTATCAGCTGGGTTCTACAAATTAAATGTAACTTCTTATATAGAAATAACTGGTTCAGCTGGACTGGTTAGTGGACCATCAAGTTTTGTATTAGGCACGTCATTCAGTTCAAGTACTAGTCAAGCTAGTGGAACCGATGCATGTGCAGCATCACTAACAACAACATTTTATCATAATGGCTCTGGTACACTACCTGTGGCTAGTGACACATGCTATACAGATGCATGTAAGACCATAACATTACCCGATGGTTTATATAAAATAACAACTACCAATGGAGGTAGTTATATTACAATAACTGGAGGAAGTGGTGTAGTTGCATCTGTAACTAACTGTAGTACTTGTACAGCTTACCCAAGTAGTAATCCTTTGGCCTTTGGAGCTATATGTAATCCTGGTGCAACTCCATCTATAGACAATATGTATTATCATAATGGATCGGGTACATATCCAGTAAATGGAGATACAGTGTATACTACTATAGGATGTAGTAATCCTTTAAATGGTGGTAATTCATACTTTTATATTTATTCGGTAGGAACTAATAATTTTTATATACGTGTAAATTCAAATGGTTTAGTAATTTTAGACTCAAGTTGTACACCACCTTAATAACAAACTATGGCAGCAGAAACTTTAACATTTAGCGATGACAAAAGAAGCCCAGGGTGGCCATCTTTTTATACATTTTTTCCAGAATACATTAAAGGCATGAATG